CCACAAGGTATGCCACCAAGCAATCTTGGTGCTATGGCTCCAGCCCCTGACATGAGTCAGGTCGATCCTGCGGTCATCCAAGCGTTGATTTCTCGTATGGGTATGCAACTACCTAATACTTGATGTAACGATCATTACATATATGTAGAGCAACCTTTAGGACTCTAGAAGGAGATCAGCAATGTCTGATTTTGATATAGACTCAGGATTCGAATCCGAAGACGGACAAATCGAAGAGTTGGGTGAAGTTGAAGATAGTGAAATTTCTCGTTTAGACGTCAATGAGTTAGGTGATCATTACATCACCGTACGTGTTGATGGCGAAGATGTGGACGTTTTGTTGTCTGAGGCTGTAGCAGGTTATTCGCGTCAATCGGATTATACTCGAAAGACACAAGAACTTGCAACGCAAAAGAATGAACTTCAATGGGCAACTGCTATTAAGCAAGCATTGGATAACGACCCAGCAGGAACTTTAAGGTTACTGTCGTCGCATTACGGTGTTTCCAATAAGGAGGCACAGCAAATGGTGAACGATGATGATTTTTTTGGGGATGGCTTTGATGAGGTTGATCCAATGGCTAAGCGTCTACAAGAGTTCGAAAAGCGCGTAAGCGTGTTCGAACAGGCGCAAGCACAGCAGGAACTTCAAGTGGAGATCAGTCGGTTGCAAACCAAGTATGGTGAAGATTTTGATGCTAGGGAAGTGGTGGCGTTTGCTGTTGCAAACAACAACTCTGACCTAGAAGGCGTTTTTAAGCAACTTGCTTTTGACAGGGTCAATACTCGTGGAAAACAAAATTCTGCAGAGTCGAAAACTGTTGAGAACAAGCGCGCTGCATCTGTTGTTTCAGGTGCTTCGTCTGCTAAAGGCGGCAAAAACGAAGTCGGCACCATTCGCACAATCTCTGATGCTTGGAACTCTGCGAAGAGAACTCACGGCGTCTCCTAACCCTAAAAGGAACTATTATGTCTAACCCAAACTTTAACGAAATTTTGACCACAACGCTTGCGAACTATCGCAAGACGTTAGCAGACAACGTGTTCACCGCACGTCCATTAACCTATTGGCTGATGAATAAGGGCCGTATTCGTATGGTCAATGGTGGCACGAAAATTGTTGAGCCGCTAATCTACGGTCAGAACAGCACTGTTGCCCCATACTCGGGCTACGACAGTATCTCGCTAACTGCTCAGACTGGCATCACTGCTGCTGAATATGATTGGAAGCAGTACGCTGTTTCTATCGCTATCAGCGGTATTGAAGAGGCTAAGAACAATGGCGAACAGCAGATCATTAACCTGTTGGAAGCAAAGATCATGCAAGCAGAAGAGTCAATGAAGGAAGGTTTCAACACCATGTTCTTCGCTGATGGATCTGCGACTAACGCATGGAATGGTCTTGGTAACATTGTTGAGGCTTCTGGAACTGTTGGTGGAATCAACCGTGCTACTGCAGGTAACGAGTACTGGCGTTCATATGAAGAGAACACTGCTTTAACTTTGACTCTCGCTCAGATGACTACCGCCTACAATACGGTATCTGTTGGTAGCGATTTGCCTGACACTGTTCTTACTACTCAGGCTCTGTACGAGAAGTATGAGTCGTTGCTAGTACCGCAACTCCGCTATACGGACACGGATACTGCTAATGCAGGATTCCAAAACTTGTTGTTCAAGTCTGCTCCAGTTATGTATGACACTGCTTGCACTGCTGGCAACGTCTACTTCCTGAATAGCAAGTATTTGACTCTTGTTGGTCATAGTGACAAGTGGTTTGCTCACACGGACTTCGTTCGTCCTACCGCACAGGATGCTCGCTTTGCGCTCATCTTGTGCTACGGAAACTTGACGTGCCGTAACGCAAAGAAGCAAGGCAAACTTACCGCTAAGACTGCCTAATTGTTACAAGTGATTGTGCCCGGGGGAAACCCCGGGCCAATCGTCCAATCCGAAAGGAACTCTGATGAGTAAATGTTTTGAATCAACTGATAAATATCCTAAGTTTCATGGAGGAAGTGTTTCTCCTCTGCGTGTTCTTAAGGCTTCTTTTAAGGCTGTCAAGAAAGATTTAGATAAGCAAACTCAGTCATATGTTACCTCTAAGGGACAACGCTAATTATGGCTACTCCACCTAAGGGCAGGGGCGGCAAGCCCAAATTGCCAGGAATGCCAAAAGACCCTCGCAAGATAATGCCTGGGAAACCAGCATATGGTAAAGCATCTAATTTTCTACCTAAACAAACAATCAAGACTCGAAAGAAGGCTTACTAATGGCAACAAGAAAAACTCCACCATCAAGCAATGGCAAAAGTTCAAAAGAAAAGTTTGGCGATTACATGAACGCTCGTGATGTCACGGGAAAGAACCGTGGCGATAATCGTGCCGCGACTATTAAGAAGCGTGCAAATGATTTGATGTCAGCGCGTGGTTTGACTGGTGCGCGCACTGCGAGCCCTGCTGCTAAAAAGTCTGCTGGTTCTGAAGGACCGAAGAAGTCAGGTCCAGTACCTAAAAAGCGTCCAGTACGCGGTGGTGGTTCTTTGCAAGGTGATCTCAAGAAGTTTGGTGATGCTTTGAAACGGAATGCGGTAACCACAAAGCGCGCTAAATCTGCTACCTCTTCCAAGGCTAAGCAGATAACAAAGCGCGTCTCTAAAGGTTATTAATGATTAAGGGTTCCGTACCAGCATATTCACTCTACGGTGAATCTGCAACACGGGGACAACGACAGTACGGGCTGGAAAGCGCGCAACCTGCTGGTCCTGGTGGTATGCCGTACCTAGGTCATACTTCGTGTATGGCTAATGAAGAAACATGTAGAGGTGCTCGAGCGAAGGGAACAGACTTCTGTATAGGGCATCTTCGCTCAATGGCAAAGGACTCCTTAATTGAACCTTCTTGATATAAGAACTAAAATTCGCGAGATAGTTGACCTTGACGCAACCGATCTTTCGGATACTTTAATACAACTGTATATAAAGGATGGCTTTGACCGTATCGTTTCTTTGGAGCGACGTTGGCCCTTCTACCAAATGTCAACTACTCTCAGCACTGTCGTTGATCAACGCGCATATGCTGTCTCTGCTATCGGTGCAGGTGACATCCGTGAGATAACATCAATAGTTGATAATTCAACTATTGGTAATCGTTTAGAGTGGATTAGTTACGACGATGCAGAGAAGATTTGGATGGGCGACAGCGATTCGGCATCAAGACCGATGTATTTTACTTTGTGGCAGGAACAAATTCACCTATGGCCGAAACCTGAACAGGTTTATCCACTGATCATCAGAGGGTACAGAAAGTCGTCTAACTGGCATCTGTCTGACTCTATCGAAGTAGATATCGACGAGCGTTTTCATAACGCTCTCGTATATTACGGCGTTTCGCAAGTATACCAATTGCAAGAAGATGTCGAGTTGGCTGGTTATTATCGTAAAAGTTTTGACGAAGCAGTAATGCTTGCGCATTCAGATATCATGAAGCCTTCTTCTCATCGTCCATTGGCATTGTCTGATGGTGTCCCAGGTTTGAACCATTCCTATTGGATGGAGACACTTGGAAGGAATCTTGGTCAATGAGTGGACTTAGGCAGAGTAGCGTATCAGATTTTACTGGTGGGCTTAATTTGCGTACGGACGCTTTTCAGTTGGGCAAGAACGAATCACCAAGCCTATTGAATGTCGATGTAGACCCACGTGGCGGTATGACTGTTCGTGGTGGTATGACAAAGTTTAATACTGCAGCGATAGGGGCAATTGCTAATGGCAGTGCTGTAGCGAAGAATGTTGTCTATTGGGAGGGTTCTACCCCCCGTGTTGTCGTCGGTATAAACAATGGGATATATTATTCTTCGGGTAGTGCATTCAGTTCGTTTGCTATAACCACGGATGCGCCCGATGGACCATCGTTCGCATCGTGGACTGCATCTAGTGTTAACAGTCTTTATGTTGCAATAGGTAGCCTTGAGTCAAAGAAGATTGTTGGAACGACAGTCACGGCATTGACAGATCCTACTGGATCGTACAACGAAGACTTTGCTAGTCCTACTACTGGCGAGATGCCTCGAGCAAAGTTTTGTGCCATTTATGCAAACATGTTGTGGTGTGCAAACACTACAGAGACTGCAACATCGATGCCAAACAGATTGCGTTTTTCGCATCCACTAAACATTGAGAGTTGGCGTGCGCTTGACTTCATTGACATCCCCGATGGTGGCGATGGTATTACAGCAATGTGTGTTTTTAATGGCTCGCTGATTATATTCAAGAAGCATTCCATATGGTCAATCACTGGCGATACTGCAGAGACTTTTATTCTCACAAATTTAACCAACATGATTGGTGCCGTAAACTCTCTATCTGTCGCCGTAACCGAAAGTGCCATCTATTTCTTTTCATGGTCTCAAGGATTGTATAAGTTTAATGGACAAACCTTTGAAGACATTTTTGGTAGCATACGTCCCATCTTGCAGGATAAGACCGTAAACGAACTTGCGCAAAGCGCAATTCGTGTCACGGTACTTAATGGCAGAATATGGGTTGGGCTACCTAGAAACAACGACACAACAATTACCGAAAACTATATTTACGACGAGTCTATTGGTAATGGTGCTTGGACGAGATATCAAACTTCTGATGGTCGTGGTGTGGGTTCGGGATGTCAGTTTGTTTCTTCGAGTGGTCAAACTTTTCTTTTTGCAGCGCATGCCTCCAACGCATACGTGTTGAAGGTTGATCAGTTGGCTGTAACACAGGATGATGTTGGTGCTGGTTTAAGCAATTTTGATTCGCATTACACCACAAAATGGTATGACGCAGATAATATTTCTGCTAAAAAAATGTGGCGTAGACCTGATCTTATTATGAAACGTGTTGCTGTCGACTCATCAACTTTGATTGAAGTTTACCATGATTGGACTGAAGGTTTGATTAAAAGAACTTTCACTATTGAAGTAGTTGGAATTGGTGACACTTTAATGTGGCGTACTGTTGGTGTTGAGCCCGACGCTTATGATGGTTGGAATGAAGCGGATTGGGGAGCAAGTCCCGATGGTTCTATCTTTGTTCAAGGCAAAAACTTGGGTTTATCTAGGTCTTTGCAAATGGTGTTCCGTGGTGTAGAAGGAAAACCTTGGGGTTTGAACTCTATCACCTACAAATTCAACCCTAGGAAGGTGCGTGCATAATGGCAACCGCAGCAGTCTCTAATACTTTTACTAATGGATCTAATGCTGATGCCGTACAGGTGAATTCAAACTTCACTTCGTTAGTTAACTTTCTTAATACCGAAGTTATCACTAGGGATGCGGCTATCGCGTTTACTGCTATCCCTTCGGGACCAGCAACTAACCCCACTTTAGATAATCAGTTCACACGCAAATATTATGTTGACAATCTAGAACCTGCAGGCGTTATCTCTGCGTATGGTGGTGCGACTGCGCCAACTGGGTATGTAGTTTGTGATGGTACCGCTATTTCTAGAACGAACCCTCTATATGTTCGTCTATTTGCAGCCATCGCTACACGCTATGGCGTTGGCGATGGTTCTACAACATTTAATGTTCCTAACCTTGTTGGAAAATTTCCTTACGGTCATGCCGCTAGTGCTACTGTTGTTACGGCAGGTGCGGCGACAGTCACGTTGACTACAGCAAACTTGGCGGCTCACGTCCACAACATTTCCGCGTATACCCACACGGCTCCTACGGTTACACAGCCTGTTCTTAGTAATCATGCAGATCATAATCATGCACTTTACCTTATTGCTACAAGTGCTGCTGGTTCACACAGTCACACATATGATTCAACAAGTGTTCTTCGAGGAACTGGTTCCAGCGCTACTTATACTTCTATTTCTGGGAGTACGGAAACTACCAGCACTGTTGCTGCTCACACCCACACCGTGACGGGTAACTCATTAGACGCATCATTGTCTGCCCACTCATTTTCCACTGCCGTTGCTGTCGCCGCGACTGCATCTCATGCCGCTAAGGATACTGCTAGTGCAGGTTCTGCTACACCATTTGATATTCTCCCATCCTACCAATCTGTATTGTACATTATTAAATTATGACAGTTTGGACCGCGCCTAGCATTGCGTCCCTTAAGGGCGACAATACTTTACCTCTGCAAAAGATTTTTAAATCTTTGACAGAGGAACTTCAACGTCGCAGTGTCATTTTGGTTGATGGTTTAGGTTTGAAAGCAAACATTGCTTCACCTACTTTTACTGGCACTGTTGGTGGTATCACTAAAGCGATGGTTGGTTTGGGGAATGTGGACAACACTGCTGATACGGCTAAGCCTGTTTCTACTGCACAGCAGACAGCACTTAACTTGAAAGCAGATTTGGTGTCACCTACTTTCAGCGGTACTGTAAACTCACCTAACTTTAAAACGAGTGGTGCATCAAAAAGTCTTATCAACATCGGGGTAAGCGATGGTGCAGGTAATGGTTCATCCATAAACATAAGGGCAGTGGACGGTGTCGCATCTTCTAGGGCTGTTTATTTGCAGGACGCGTCAGGAACAATTGCTTTGTCCGCAGATGTAACAGCATCAACGGCTACAAGCCGTGCGCTTATTGGTAGCGGAACAGTGAGTATCACCCCTGTTGCCAACGTAATGACAAGTGGAACTATTTCTTGGGGCAGAACCCTATCGGCACAACCAAAAGTAACTGCAACAGCAAACTCATCTGCGGCTGCTGTAACCAACGTAACATTCACTAACGCATCCGTAACGGGATGTACTGTATGGATTTTGCGATCTTCAACTACAGCAACAAACGTTGACGCACTTGGGATTGTATCATGATACATAACTACATTGTGACTTGTCGAACACCTGGATGTTCAGCAGAAGGCGTGGCACTTCCGCAATACCTGACACCTTATTCTGTTTGGTATGAAGGTGATGAAACTTATACTCCCATCCTTGATGAGGATGGGCAGGAACAATATTCGTGTACTTGTGGTCCATGTGGGCAAGTAATTATTGATATACAAGGATGTGACTAATATGGCTGCGGCAATTGTGACACAAGAAGATCCATACGCAATCAGGGACGCTACGGCTTACGCTACTCAGCAGAGTGCTCTTCAAACTTTGCTCGATACATACAACATGAATCGTCTTGCAGGGGAAGCAAATTTGTTGAATACGACTCGCGGTTTGGATACGGGGCTTGGTGCTTTGGCTTCTCTTGTCGCTCGTAGTGGTCTGCGTGAAAGCGGTGTGGCGCAGAGACAGTTCTCGAAGTATGGGCAGGATTGGCTTAACACGACTAATCCCATGAGTCAAGGATTAACAGATCTTTACACAAAACTTGGACTTGATCAGGGTATTGTAAATAAGACTTACAATGACTCTGTTACTCAGACTGCGATAGATAAACAGAACGACATTTTGGCTACTGCCAATTCTATTAAGACGAATACTTAAGGAGAATATTATGCCTATTGATAATCAAGGAAATTTTTATATTGGTTCGCCAGGTAGTGCAATAAGAATTGATCCCGCTACTGGAAAAGCAACCTACAATGTTGGTGGAACATCAACGCCTATTGTCGGGAATAATCGGCGTAGTGGTACTGCTGACAGTATGGCTCGTGATGCTAGCGCCACAACTGGCGCTGGCACCCCAGGATTAGACCTTAGTGGTTTAGATCTTGGAGATATGGGTCAGTTTGGTAATCCGCTTTATAGTCCCGAATTAACAGACGCGTTTAAAGCGGCAGGTCGTGCTGCTGGGATAACAGATCTTAATACTTATGTTCAACAAAGATATGCGGCTATGGCAGGCAACCAGCCACAATCATCCCCTAAAGGTTCGGGTAAAAAGAAAAAGAATCCCTTGCAAGATTCTTTGATGGCGTACGCTAAAACATTGTTGAGTTCTGCTGACGCAGGTAACGCTACAGTCAATTCGCAATATGATGCGGTACTAGCAGAACTGCTTGCACAAAAAGGTTCTGCGGATACCGCGGTGAATACTGGAACTACCTCTGCTGTCGATGCCTTAAAGGCTTTGGTTAATCCTTACGCCAATATGCAACTTGCGTCTACTCAGAATGCTGTGAACCCATTAGCCGCATATCAAGCGGCTTTGGGTTACGGTCCCGATAATCAGACTAATGCTTTGGCTGATCTTTTAACTTCACAGAATCAACAGGCAAACAACGCTAACTTTAACACTGGCACACTTGCTTCTTCGGGTTGGGATACAATCAATCAGGCACAGCAGATACAGGCTGGCGCCCGTGGTTCTGATGCTCTCACCGCCAATGAATCTGCTCGACGTCTTGCCGCTTTGGGAGCAATGGGTACTCGAGATACAGCATTGAATGCTAATGCGACGACAAGGCAGACGGGTATTGATACGTTGATGACTCAGTTGTTGACGCTTGCGGCTAGTGGTAAAATTAACGTAAGTTCAATTATTGAATTATTGGGAGGCGACAAGAAGAAAGACGGCAAGAAAGAAAGTGGTAAAAAGAAAGGTGGTAAAAAATGAGCAACTATCAAGGTGACCCTTTTGCGTTGATGCAATATATGACACCCATGACGAAGGGTGGAGTGCAAGGCAGAACTGACGACATGCAGAATCTTTTGTCTTTAATAATGAATCCACAATATGGTGTGGCTCAAGGTTCATACGACTATATGCAAAGTGTGCCTCCTCAAGGCGAACAGTATTCGACTCCTACTCTTTCAAGTTTCCTTAATAGTGCTTCACCCGTTTGGCGACTTGTGGCTGAAAAAATTATGAATGGAACTATCGATCCCATTAACGCTATGGGTGAAATTCAAAATGTACTCAAATACAGTGATGTCCCTGATGACGCTACAGGTATAGATATAACTACTGCTCGTGCCTACGTCGATAAAATGTTTGCCGAAGTAGACGGGATGAAGAAGACAGACGACAGTAACGCTAAAGCACAGAAGGCTTGGTTGGAGAGCACGCCGTATGGCAAGGCTGGCTTGCCACAACCAACCGAGGACTATAATTTAAATACTGTCCCTCAACAGGAGAATACGAGACAAGCATACTTTGATTATCTGAAGTCGGAAGAGCCTACTCGACGACCTAATGCGCTATGGGGTAATGTTCTTAAGAGTGTTGGGGCTGAATTTGTTCCACAATCCAAGAATGACCCTATGCTTTCTGATGTGGCTCGAAGTAAATTGAAAGATGATTCTTGGCAACGAGATCGTTATTTGGCGCTTCTTCAGGCAGATCTTGACTCGATATTAGCAAGTGGACGTAACCCACTTAGTGATGCTCTCAATGCCCGCAATAGCGGACTTTTTTAGGTAACAGTTGGGACTATAAGTAATGGCTGTATATGATCCAAGGCTCGATAACGCAAAAAAGGCTATAGCAAATGGCGGTCTGTCACCTTCGGTGCAGACTCTTGCGAGCATCCTTAAACCTCAGAGTACTCCTTCTCCTGCACCTCCGAATACGCCTCAAGTTGACTTCACGGCAAAGGCTGCTGCAAAGAACGCTCCTGAGCCTTCGGGCTGGAAAGGGTTCGCATATGACGTCCTAAAGAACCCTATAGTCAAAGCAGGTTTGACAGGCTTGTCTGCGGCTGCTCTACCAATGAGAGTTATTCTTTCAGGCATCAACGAAACAGCAGATTTGTTAGATCGCAACCCTGAAACTTCTGCTAATTGGAATGATTTTGTTAGTCAGGCAAAAGACCCCGCATTTGGTTTTGGTAAAGTATGGGTTGACCCATTTGGATCAGGTAACTCTTTGTGGCAGAGATGGCTTAACCGTACGGTAGGTCTTGCGGGAGAAGTTGCTTTTGACCCTATAACGTGGGTGACTTTTGGTACTGATAAAGCGGCTCTTCTTATAGGTGAAGAGTTGACACTTAAAACAGCCGAACTTGAATCTGCACGTGCCGCAGGTACTATATCTGAAAAAGCATTTTTAAAAGCAACAAAAAAATTGACTACAGATGGCGTTCGAGTTAGTGGTCGTTCAGGTAGACAAGAGTTGGCTTCAAGGTTGGCAAAATTAGGTGCACCTGATGAAGTGCTTCGAGATGCTCTTCATTTTGGTCGTTCACGTGTACCTAAAGAACTCTTAGAATCTGCTGGCGTACAGCAAGCAGGTTTATACTTTATGGGCAAGCGTCTTGGTGGTACTGTTGCATCAAGGACTGGTCAAAAGTTTGAACGCACTATCCAAACAATGTCGACGTGGGTTGGTGACCATGCTTTTGGTAAGTTTGCTGAAGGTTTTGCTGATCTAACTGCAAAGGAAACTTCTAGAGCATTGGCTCGTGGTACTGCACCTTTGAATCAGGTCAAGGCTTATCTTGATGCGGTGTTGGCTGTGTCAGCCGAACGCGCTCAAGGCGCTGCGGCTTCACGTGCTGCAGAACAGTTGTTCATTCAAACAAAACAATTGATTCCCAACTTTGATGAACTTATCGCTCTGCATGGTTCTACTGTCTATAAGTTTTTAGATACTGAGGCTGGCAAGTTGGCTCTTGATGGTGCTTCTGATGGTGAAAAAACTTTGGTTGGATCATTTGAAAGATTTTTAAAAACTTTGAATGATACTGGCGAGGCTGCTGCAAAAAGAGTCGACAAGGATGCGCCGTGGGGTCGAGTACAAAACTATATACCTCACATGCTTTCAGATAAGGCAGAGACATTTATTAAGGATTCTGCTGATGTGAATGTACAGAGGTTGCGTAATGCCGTGTTTGATCCTGGCGAAAAGACTGGGGCCTTTAAGTCGCGTATGAAAGAAGGCGACACATTCTTCGGCGTAGAGGTTAGTAAGGATACTATTGATGCTGGCATTGATGGTTTAAATGCTCATGCTAGGTTGCATGGCAAAATTGATTTTGATTTCTTTGAAACTGACGTCACAAAAATTATGCCTAAATATATTTCTCAACATGGCACAGAGATGGGCAAGATTGCTCGTAGAGCATTCTTGGTGGAGAAAGGCGTCTTTGAGGCTATAGGGGAAAAGGTTGTTGAAGACCCTGTGTTCATGAAGAACATGGAGAAAAGACTGAACGATCAGTTGGCTAATCGTGCAAAATCGTTGAAGAAGATAAACAAGACTTTAGATGATGTAAGCAAGAAGATTGAAGAAGGTTTGCAACGTACGGCAGATGATATCGCTAGAGATTTGGAATCTTTAAAGTTGCGTCCGTGGGCTGATTCTGAAGCAAAACTAAAATTGAATACTGAACGTGTACAGATTCAGGCTCGTCTAAAAGAAGTTTTGGATGAAATGGAT